ACACCTGTTTCTGGGTTTTTTACCGTTTGTGCTTTCCAAGGTATGGCCTTTCCTTCTAAGACTTGACCTCGGTCTCTTTTCGCTATCTGAGACTCAATATTAAGGCGGTTTAACTCATCAAGATTCGCCTGCCGTTCAGCAGCAGCTTTCTTCTCAGCAATAGCAGCTTGCTTTTCTTCAGCAGTGGCATACGCCTCACGAGCCTTGCCTAAAGACGCACCAAGGATTTGCCCAAAGGTCATAGGCTTATCTTGATACCCGCCTAGCTGTGACATAGTTGACCCGAAAGCACCTAATGCAGCGGAACCAGGTGTGCCGCGCTGAGGCAGCATAGAACCAAGCCCAGAAGCCGCTGTGGTGGGCTTTACAAGCCTTGCCTGCGGTATACCCATACTCGGCTTTGGTGACGCTCCTAGAGCCATCAAAGCACGTTGACGAGCGTTCTCTACTACAGAGCCGGGTGTTTGCTGTACTGTCTGCTGTGGGGCTTGACCAGTTCTGGCATCGGCTTCCAAGAAAGCGTCAATGGCTGGCCTACGAGTAGCACCAGAAAGAGACATTCGTCTTAGGTTTAGCAGGTCTCTAGTGTCCATCAAGCTCTCCTATGCGCCAAGTAGCCCAAGGTCGCTGGCAAGACCAACGCCCTGTGTAGCCAAACCAAGGAAGTCTGCTGTCGGGTTTCTAAACTGCGGCGTAATCTGCTCACTGCCAACAGTACCACCAGCAACCGTAGCCATATAATCACGCAGCTTCTGCTGCTGACGGTTTTGCTCAAACTGGAAGCGTTCGATATCTGCTGCAAGTTCTGCCTGTGACTGCGCCTCTCTTGCACCGCCAACTTGCGCCAAGCTCATTAAGTCAGCCATACCGAACTCACGAGCCGCTGGTGCCTGTGCTATTGCCGCTTGCTGTGCTTGCAACGCCATTGGTGCCAATGCTTGACCAAGTGCTGCCTGCTGATAACCAGAGCCGTAACGACCAGCTTTTGATGCTTGTGCTTCTACCTGCTCAACAACAGGGCGAAACGCAGCAGACTGTAGCGGGTTAGTACCCATCAGGTTCTGCATCACAACATCTTGTACGCCTTTGATGAAAGGGCTACCAGTGATAGCTTGCTGGCGAATGCCGGACAAAGCCATCTCAGATTCCGGCGAAAACCCTACGGTTGTCTGACCAGGGTAATACTGAGGCTGTGCAGAGCTATACAAATCCTTTGCTTGTGAAAGTCCGTACTCAAGGAATGGCTTTGCATACGATGGTGGGTTCACCATTGTATTTATTGTTCTTGTGCTGCCACCGCCACCTTTGCTCATCTTATATTTCCTTTATCAGTACAGTTGACGCTGCGTTATAATCCTTTAGCTGACGTTCCCAGCCTTTGCGCCCGATGATTTCCATTGCATTGCATCCGTGGCCTCTAGCCCATTCAACAATCTTTTTCTCAGCCTCTATAAGCTCTTCCATATCCCCGCCTGCTAACCATATTCGGCAAACAATCTTTTGCGGGTAGTCAACCACTTCAGTCACTATAACAGAATTTTCAAGTGGAAAAAACTGTGCGCTACCGTCCTTTATAGCATCTACAACGTGTATAAGGCTATGCGTATCGCCAGAGTACGCAAGCGCGGCTTCGATGTGATGAGCTAGTCTTTCTAGTTCATCCAATGATGAGGTAGGCAACATTTACATTGTGTCCGTGGTTTTTGTGTTCAATTATCATAGTTCCATTTGTACTTGTGCTTTTTACAAATGGGTAGCTATGCTCTAATGTCTCGTTATATCCGGTAAAAAATACAACGCTCTCAACGCCATAACGAGGGTCGTTAACCGTTGTTGTGGTTGTTCCGCTTGATAAAGTCGTATAGCCAACGCTGTTCAAACCGCCATTAATCGTGCGGTTTAGAACCTCAGCAGTTTCTCTTGTAGTCGCTGTAATAGGATTTAATATCCTAAGATTAGTAGTTCTTTGCGAAACAGTCATCGTCTGCCCACCTGTCTTGCTTCAACGTCAATGCCGTGAGCAAAAGACCAGTTTCCACTGAGCAACATCTTTACGCGGTGATACCTATCTGCCGCCCGAAAAGGCACAAAACCAGCAGCATTAGTCGTGCCACCTGCTTGGAACGCAACTGTGTCCGTAGGTGTTCCTCTGAGGCCGACAAACAACTCAACACTTCCGTCCTCGTGATAAGGATAAATTCTGGTTACAATGCTATGTTTACCCATACTTACGGCCGCTTCGCCTGTTGTAATGGTGGCCTGCAATGGGTCTCCAGTGAATGTGTAAAGCCGTTCACCTACAGCACCACCAAAGAAAAACTCACCGCCACGGAATAACTGACTATCAAGAACAGTGGTCAAACCATCTAATGTTGCTGACAGATTATCTAAATCCTCGACTGTGTAACCAGCACTAAAAAACGGTGCAACTAAGTCACTCTCAACATTGCCTATAGACCAGCGGCCAAGAGCGTAGTTGAATATCAATAGCCTGTCAGGTCGGCCTGTAGTGCTAGAGGTGCTTGCATAAGACCAAACAGCTATTTGGTTTAGTGGGTCAACAGCAGAAGTCATATTATTCTTATAAGATGCGTTAAAATCCTTAAAGAAAAACTTGTCGATTTTTTCGTTGCCTATTGGCGTACTTTTTTGTCCGTCAAACATATGAAACCCATTGTCTGACAGATAAAAGACTGTAGAGCCGTAATTGCACACAGAACCAGGAACAGAACAACCACGCTGGCTTTCAACCTTGTCAAACTGCCAGATTAGCGGTGGGCCAGTATATGTTGCGCGGAAAATGGCTTTCTCACACAAAATAGTCGCATACTCACCACCAACTAGGCCGGTGATAGCACCAGCATCCGGTAAGTCTTGAAAGTCTGCTTGGTCAATGCCAGCAGTCCAGCTTGTGATGTCGTTGAAACCAGACCACCTTGTACGATATGGAATGCGGCCAGAGCCTTCATCAATATTTGCCGTCCAGATAAAATCACGCACAACTGCCAAGTAATCTGCTTTTGGCGCAGAACCAGACAAGTCAGAGAATGCTGTATCTGTTCCTAGCTGCCATTTTTGCAACTCTTCACCAATACCGCCGGAAACAATAACGTAATCACCAAACTGCACAAACCGCCACTTTTCTGCACCAGTAAGGTCATAGGCAGGGGTGCCAGCTTTACTGACATCATCAAGGTTGTTTGTTGACGGATTAAATGAGTACAGCTTTGCATCATCACCCGCAAAAAGCTTTATATTCCCATCGTTGTCTCTAGCTGGGTAAACGCCTTTGATAGTTCCATCGGCGGCGTTACTAAAGCTGATAAACTGGTTTAGTGGGCGATAACCGTTAAACGCAGGAATAACATTCTCTGCTGTAACAACGCCTGAGTTCATAAATGCTGGCTGGTCGGGCAGCCATTCGCCAAAATTAATCATTGTCCTGCCCAAACCCCGCTGCTTGATTTTGGTGGCACTACACCCCAGACCTCAGAGCCAACAGCTACCGTTGACCAAACTTCCGTACCAACAGGAACCACGCCCCACTCTTCACCAAGAATAGTCATTTTTGTTTCCTGTGAAACAACTGTGCCGCCTGTCGATGCGCCACTAAATATACCATTCACATTGCCTACAGATGTTATTGCTGTACTTGCAGTAGCCGACATCAACGTAACAAAGTTAGAGCTAGACGTTGCCGAAGCTGATATTGCCACTGCCCCAGATACTGTTCTAATTCTTGTGCCGTCTAACTCTGCTGTGCCTACAGCGTTAACCAAAGCCTCAAATGGTCTTACTCTAGCAAACGCTGTAGAAGCTGTTGAAACAGCCGTTACGGACGCTGCCAGTGGTCTTACTCTACTTGTACCGCTAGAGGCCGTCAGTGACGCTTGAACAGAGGCTGAAACACCTTTTAGTTTTACTGCACTTGAGGATGCTGACGAAGCAATGTCTGCTAGTGCCTCGGCAACCTTCACTTCAAGTGACAGCGTGTCTAATGCACCGTAGTTCCAGCTATCCAGCGCACCCCATTCATCCATATGGTCTAAAGCAACGGCAGACCAAGCAACCTTGTCGCCCACTGTGTCTACAGTAAACGAAAGGCTATCTAGTGTGCCGGTTAACCTATCTAGGGGTGCTACTGTTGACATCAACTATACCTAAGCAGCCGTGATGTCCATATCACCTACAGCAATCTTTAGAATATCACCTGTTTCAATAACCTTACTGGCAGTCAGTGCGCCGTGTATTAACAAGTTGCCACTGGTGCTGGCATCGAACAAACCAAAATGGCTTACTGTTCCCCACGACCCTG